TGCCGAATGTTTTGTACTTTATCTTTCAAACTCATTTGTGACTCCAATTACAAACGTAGGCGTGGATTAAGCCCAGGCCATTCTCTTACTGAGACAATACCACCAGTTGCCCTTTCAATACCAATAGCCAACTGAAGTGATGGTGTCTTCCTGCCATACTCAAGATCTCGCAAGTACCCAATGCTGATCTGAAGTTCGAATTTATGAAGTTCGCCATTCAACCAGCGAATAAACTTCACTCGAGTACTCCGACCAGGGAGGCTTTTACGATACTCGGTAATGACCATTAGACACACCTTTGATTGGTACACTATCGAAATAGTTGATGTTTGTCTACTAAGAGGTGTGGCTCCTTGACACACTTTCTGTTAAACAGTACACTCACCAAAGAGAGGAACTCATGAATCAAGAAGAGCGCGAAGCTTGGCTCGAAGAGCGCCGCAAAGGGTTGGGCGGCACAGATATAGCTGCGATTATGATGGCTGGTGCCGAACAATCCGAGAAGCTTGGTTCATTTGAAAATAGTCTATTTAAGCTCTGGTCTGAAAAAACAGGCCTGTACGAAACGGAAGACTATGACGATGCGATTTTGATGCGTGGTCGAGTAATGGAAAAGTATGTCTGTGAGTTTTATGAGCTCCATCTAGGGGAAGGGTGTACGCTCTGGGAAGAGGGACTGACATGGCATCCATCTCGGCCACGCATCTTTGGCACGCCTGATCGACTTGTAAAACAAAATGGTATTCAGTTTGGAATGGACGCCAAGACGAGACGATTTCGAAAAGGCTGGGGCGAGTCAGGAACAACAGACGTTCCATTAGATGTAGAGATTCAAATGAGAGTCTACATGGAGATCTTCGATGCTCCCTATTGGGACATCGCTACACTGTTTAGTCTTGATGACTTTCGCGTATATCGAATAGAACGAGACAAAGAACTTGGAGAATCCATACTATCTGTAGCAGAGGCGTGGTGGAACAAGCACGTTCAAGATGAAGTACCGCCAGATGTAGACGCAACCGACGCATGCAAGAAAGCGCTCTCTCAGATGAACCCACGAGTTAAAGACGACCCGCCAAGGGTTGCAACCGTCGCTGAAAAAGATCTCCACGAAAAAATCATTAATATTCGAAAAGAATTAAAGGTGCTCGACGCTGAAAAGAAAGAGATGGAGAACTTGTTAAGAGCAAAGATCGGTGAAGACTCAGGCATACAGGGGGTTGCAACCTGGAAGATGAGCAAGCCGAGAAAGGTATTCGACAAGCAAAAGTTCAGAGAGAAAGAACCCAAGCTCTACGAAAAGTACTTAATAGAACAACCAGGAAGTAGAATACTTCGAATCAAAGAGGCAACATGAGCACTGCATTAAGCACAAGAGACAAGGTCACTCAACTAAACGAGTACCTCGAAAGTAAGAAAAACAGCCTGATTAAGATCGCTCCACAAGGAACTGACGTCGATCGTATTATCCGTGTTGCGATGTTTGAGGCCGTAAAGAACGAACGACTGGTGCAATGCAGTCCAGCATCGGTATACATGGCGCTTGCTAAAGCCTGTGAACTCGACTTGGTTGCAGGTGGAGTCTTGCACCGAGCATCTTTGGTTCCGATGTGGGACAAGAAGAGCAAAGGCTACAACGCAGAGTTGTGGATTGAGTACACCGGCCTGATGGATCTTGTGAAGCGCTCTGGAGAGGTAGCTCACTTTAAAGCCGAAGTTGTCTATGAGAACGATGAGTTTGAACACTCATTTGATCTTGAAAGCGGAGAGGTTCTCCGTCACAAGAAGTGTCACGATAATCCTGGTGATTTGTTGCTCGCATACGCAGTTTGCTTTTTCAAAGACGGACAGCGCCAAGTAGAGGTTATGCGTAAGGATCAAATCAATAAGATTCGAAAATCATCTCGCAGCCCAGACTCTGGACCGTGGTCGCAGCACACCGAAGAGATGTGGCGAAAGACGGTCATTCGTCGCATCTGTAAATATTTGCCACTTACACCAAAGACTACAGCTGTTCTTGAGCACGACATTCAATCTGACTTTGGCAACTCAATAGGCATCGATGCAATCGAAACCAATGTTGTTGAACAGGACAACACACAACAGCCAAATAATGTTATTGATGTACAAGAGGCTGAACCTAAACCAAAGTCAAAAAGAAAGACCAAGGTTAAAGATTTAGTTGAAAGGGCAAAAGAAAACGACCTGCCTGAACCCGAAGAAGACTTCACTGCATAGGAGCACTCATGTCTTTGCTTGATCAAGCCGCTAATAATCTCTCACCATACAAGATGATGATCTCGGAAAAGGCTGGGCCTAAAAACGAGAGGAAGTTTATCATTCAGCCAAATATTCTTATGGATATTCTCAAGGACGAAATGTCCAACAGGGTAATCGACAAGAAGGCACGGAAGGAGTTTGCATCTTATCGCACAAAGCTTGAAAAGACCGAATGGCGACTTGCTGGTGTTTTGAACTTCGTGGATGAACCGCTTTATCGGGAACAAATCGGTAAGACTATTGAGTCAATGCTCAAGCACATTCGACTTCGTCAGCCTAACGGTGATTGGGTCATCATGGATTTTGAGGCCGACGTTAGACCAAATAGAGGCGGCGATGACGCAATCATGCTCGCAGTCAAGTTTGTAGACACAAAGAACGAGCAAGACCTTCAATATCAGAACGGCGTGCCCCTCGTAGACGTAAAGGTAGATGTGTCTGGGTCAAACAAAGAACTTATTGAGGCAATCCAAGCCCAAGGTGCGAGCTCAAACGATTCTGAACTGAAGGATCTGATGAAGCAGTTTATTGCTGCAGTCGCTACCAATGGCATTGGCAATAAAGCTAATAATGACAAAGTTGAGGTTAAGGAAGACGCCTCAATCGATGAGATTCCCTCAGATTTTGAAGGGTGATCATCACATTTGTCCCCGCTGGTTGGTTTAGGCTTATCAGCGGGTTTTTTCTGCGTGATAGGGCGGTTTGATGCCTCTTTATGTGTTTGAATGCAATTCCTGCGGTCGAATCTGCGAAGTTCTACAGAAATTCGGAGACAAATGGCCAAATTGCGAGAAATGTCAGACTCAAATGAAAAAAAAGCCCTCATTGACTAGCTTTTCGCTCAAAGGAGACGGTTGGGCGAAGGATAACTACGGTTTAAAGAATGGCTGAACACTCATTAGACGACATCGTCCACTCAATTCAGTCTGCAGTCATTGCTGCGACCGATATTGCCGAGCGTCATGAGCTCGACTCAATTACCAATCAAGAATTTTGGGAGTTGAAGGTCGATGAAGAGGGTGA